TGTAACTTTAGTGTAGAAGGATGTCCAAATCTAGTAATGGACTTAGAGCAGAATGTTTGGAGGCTTGGAGATATAGATAAGCGTGATCCTAAACAAACACATCTTAGTGATGCTTTAGGTTATTTATGTAATTACTACTATCCATTACGCACTAGGAAGGTTGTTAGTAGAGAATGGTAGAGTTTTTATTAGGTATAGTAGTAGGAATCATTATTACTTTTATATTTTTGCACTATTATGGTAAGCACATGGATTTAAGAAAAAAAGCAGAGGTTGGGGAGTTTATAGAAAAATATACAGAGGCTAATAATTATGCCACATCGTAAAGGTTTATAAATGGAATTTCACGATAAAATGACTATCCCAAATCTAGGTCGTATGGCTGTAATGGATTCAGTTCGTAGGGCAGAGATGGATTTACTTGCAGATGAATATGCTGAAAAGCAAGTATCACTTGATTTATACTACAATAAAAACATGGATGCACACATAGAGCAATACTTTCCTAGTGAGTCTCTTAGGTCTATACCTGTTACTACATTACGCATATTACCAAAGTTTGCTCGTGCCAGAATGTTACATTATAAGAAAGCACCATACAGGTTAATAGGTGGGGAATCTGCACAGGACTATTTAGATTATACTTATCATTTAGATACTCAATGTAGGATAGCATCAGAATTAGCATGGACTTTAGGTATGATACACATGAGGTCTAGATGGAATGCAGTTAAACAGCGTATAGAGTATGACATACTGCCTAATGTAAAAGAATATTATTATGAAGGGGAGTCTGTACCATTTGGATATAGCTATGAGATAGAAAGAGATGTTAGAAATAATAGGCAGTTTGTATTTTGGAGTGAGGATAGAGAAGAGCAGGGATTACATTTTATCTTTTCATCTGATGGTAAGATAAGAGCAGTAGATGGTAATCCAGAGATGGTAAACATTTATAAGATAAATCCAATATCCAGAATAGTGTTTCCATACGATGCTAGTGATGTATCTAGGGTAGCTTTACAGGCTTGTATTGGATTTACTCAAGTTATGTTAGCTATTCGTTACCAAACAGGTTCACCTGTTATCTCTGGTATAGATCAAGAGATACCAGACATTCCCTTTGGTATTGATAGACTTATTGCATTACCAAGTGATAGTAGCTTTCAGTATGTAACACCAAATACTGATATAAATGGCATGATAGCAGGTATTAAAGAATTACTAACTATTACAGCACAGAATCATAACCTAGCTATTAACTTCTCACAAGGTACTACACCTCCATCTGGTATAGCCTTAAAGATAATGAATCTAGAAAATGAAGAGGCAAGGGAGGCTGATATACCAATTATATCTGAGTTTGAACAAGATAGATACGCTGTAGATAGAAGATTATTAGAAGTACATACAAACAGATCATTTAGTGAATCATACGCTGTAGACTTTGAAGAAAGTTCTGTACCACAAGAGTGGGCAAATGAGCGTAATAAATTAGAGTTTATGTTAGAGAATAATCTAATGACTAGAGAAGAGCTTGTTAGATACTTCAATCCAGATATAACTGATGAAGAGTTAGAAGAAAAGATGGGTACATTAGAAGAAGAACAACCTCAAGCACCTACTAACCCACTATTAGAGGCATTACAGCGTGGCTAAAGAAACAGCATCATTACAATACGCTAAAGCAGTTGAACGAGTTCAGAAAGAGCTTGTAGAGCAGATATTTGATCTACAGAAGCAAGGACTAAGTAAGAATGAAATATTACTTGTACTTCAAGGGTTGGACATGGAAGATATTATTCTTAACCAACTTAAACTAAACGCTGATATAGATAAGCTAATGTTAGAGTATGAAAATGTACTAGGTGCTATGGAAATGACAGGTGCAGTAACAGCAGAGTCCTTAACAGCCTTACAGCGTATAGATAGAAACTCATTTGCTAAACAAGCAGGGGTGATGGGTGAGCTTATTAAAAAGGAAGTAGCAAGGGGAATACTAGCAGGTGCTACTGAGAAAGATATAGCAGATGGTATTTTAAAGGGTGCAGGTGGTGTTTTAAGACCAGATCAAGCAGAAACCCTAGCTAATACTGCTTTGAATCAGTTTGAGCGTAATGTAACAGTAGAAATGGCTGAACTTGATCCTGCTAATGCTAGGTATGTTTACTTGGGTGTGATAGATGAAAAGACCAGAGATATATGTTTACTCATGGCTAGTGAAGGTGCAATGACTAGAACAGAGATAGATGCTAAGTATCCTAATACATTTAGTAATGCAGGTGGATTTAATTGCAGACATAGATGGGCAAGGGAAACATCCAGATCAGAACAATTAATCAAACCAGATAAAGCATCATCACTTATAGATGATAAAAAAAGATTTAATCCTGTAACTGTAGAAGGTATTAAGGTTGGGTAAACTAGCAAACATACCAAGATTTGATAAGCAGTTCTGGAGAGAGGTGGGTAATGAGATCACCGATGAGATACGAGTACAGACACAAAAGAAGGGTAAGGATGTATTCAATAAAAATTTTAAGTCATATAGTAGGGGATATGCAAAGCGTAAGCCTCGTATTAGAAGAGGTAGTGCAGGTAGTAAAGTAAATTTAACACTTACAGGTGATATGATGAATGGATTACAAGTAAGAGGATTTACTACAGATAGTGTAACAATCGGATGGAGTGGTACGAATGCTAAAAAGATACAATGGAATGAGGATATGGGCAGAGCAGTAACTACAGCTAAAAAACCACTTAGTAACAAGTCTATTAAGATTGTACAACAAGAAACGAGGCAAAGAATTAAAAGAAATGCAGATAAAGAAACTGCAAAGCCTATCAATTTTAGAATAGGCAGATAGATTTTTAATAATAACTCAATCAAGAGGTTAAAATGGAAACAGAAAACAATCTAGTTCAAGATGTAAAAGAAGAACCCATTGCAGAGTCCAATGAAGAAAAGACTCCCGATGCAATTCCTTATAGTCGCTTTAAGGAATTAGTAAACGAGAAAAATACATTCAAAACTGAGCTACAGTCTCTTAAAGAGCAAATTGCTAAGAAAGAAGAAGATGCAAAAGTGAAAGAGCTTGAAAGTAAAGGCGAGTATGACAGAATAATGGCTGATATGAATCAAAAGTTAGAAAAAGCAGAAAGCAAAGCTACAGCTTGGGATGATTACCAAGTAGGTAGAAAGAACTCTTTATTAGAGATGTTGCCAGAAGATGAAAGAGCGATATATGGTGAGCTACCACTAGATAAGTTGGAGGCTCATGTGGATAAAGTTAAACAAACAAATATCCCTTCAGTTGATAATTCTAAGCCTGTAAGTACAGAAGGTTATAAATCTGTAATTGATCTGGCAAAGGATTTTCAGTTGGGTAAAATAAATATGGACACTTATACAAGGATTAAGAATGCCTTCAGAAAGAACTAATCACAGAAGAGCTACTAATTTTGATGGGTTTGATCCCACAAATGGAAGAGTTACTACTAACAATACCTTAGAGGGGGAAATGAAGTACCAATTAGATGGTGTAGATGTTTCTTTTGAGGATGGATTTAGTTTAGCAGTAGGTAGAGATAAGACTCCTAACACAATAAGATCGTCTTTTACCCACATTGATCAAAAGAAATGGGATAAGATATTTAGAAAGAAGTAAAAAATGGCTATAGGCGATACAGGTTCTGGTTATCTACAAGGTTCACTCCAGGAGATAATTGCAGACTCAATGGTGCATTTCTCTAAAGCTAATGTCTGTTTACCATTGGTACAGGTAGAGGCGAGAGATAAGGCAGATACAATTTCATTCCCTGTTTATAATTTGGGAACTAACCAAGTAACAAGTGCTGATGTAGGAGCTCACTCTGAGCATGATTCAACAGCTATATCAGCTACTGCATTAACTTCTGTTAAGGCAACAGCAACTATGGATATGTATTCAGTAAGAGTACCAATCCATGATGAGGCTGTAAATAGCTCTGCTGATAGTCCTTCAGAAGTTATTGGGCAATTAGTTGGTAATGCTTTAAGTGCCAAAGTAGACTCATTGATTGTCGCAAATTTTGGTAATTTTTCTGGAACAGCTAATGATACAAGCAATGGTATTAGTGTTGATGATCTATTTAGTGCTTTAGGTCAGCTACAGGCTAATAATGCTCCTGCACCTTACTCAATGGTACACAATCCAAAAGCAATTTATGGAGAATATGGATTGTCTAACGACCTTGTAACATCTAATCAGTTTGGTGGTTCACCAAGTTCACAGGATGATATGTTAAGGTCTGGATTTATAGGGCAGTTAGCAGGTTGTGATATTTACACAACATCAGAAATTGCGATTGCATCTAATAACGCAATAGGAGCTATGTTCTCAAAGATGGCTCTTGGTTTTGGTTATGCAGGTGAATTTCCTAGAGTTGAAATCGAAAGAGATGCTGTCAGACTTAAGACTGATTATGTTGGTTCTATGTTCTGTGGTAGTGTTGAAATCGCTGATTCTTACGGAATCGAATTAACAAGCAAGGTAGAATAAATAACCTTAAAAATAGCAAGGGGGGATTTATTCCCCCCAAGCTGATAGGATAATATGTCAGATTCATTAAATACAAATGTAAAAGGTCAGTATGATAATGATGAGAGTGGGGGATCATTAAATACTAATCTTAGTGATTTTTTAAAAGATGCTAGTGCATCTGGAAATAGTATAAATAGTAAATGGCGAAATTGGGCAAGTGGGGAAGGTACAAGCCTAAACTCTAAAATAAACAACACTCATGGGGATAGTGGATCATTTAATAGTAGGTGGAGAGCTTGGTTAAACTTTATTACTGATAATTTAAAACTTTATTTAGATTTTAATTATAATAAATCAAACACGCTAAAGTTCCCATCAGAAGGTTCAACATCGTTTGCCTATACAGATAAAATAATGTTTTCGCAACAAACATTTACAGGGGCATTTAGTGTTGTTTGTTGGTTTAATGGAGATGTTAATACTGCTTATAAAAGATTATTTGGAGATTCATCTCCTCCAAGTGGAACTAATGATATTTTAGTAAAAGATGTAAGTGGACAAGTTTCAATTAGAATTAATGGTAATTACAAAGCAAATATAAATAATGTACCTAATAATACTTGGAGTCATTTAGCTTTCACAAGAGACGATAATGGTAACATAAAATCATACTTAAATGGAGTGCAGTCTACTACAAGCACATCAACTGATACTTTTACATTAGATAATATTGGTGGCGATGGTGGTGGTGCAGTTATGAGTATGTGTAATGCAGGGTTATGGAGCAGAGAACTATCTCCAGAAGAAATCCAATCCATAATGAACAAATCCTATAGCCAACTAAAGGGTGTAGAAAAAACAAGTTTAGTAGCATGGTGGGCATTAGATAGTGCAAGTGATGGAGTAGTGCAACCTGCAACAGGAGAAACAAGTGAAGAAAGAGTAACTAATGGTAGTTTTGATGCAGATAGTGATTGGAGTAAAGGTACAGGGTGGAGCATAAATGCTACTAACGGAACTGCATCAGCAGATGGTACAAGTGGTTTTAATTATTTATCTCAAAGCAACATTTTTGATGATGCAAATGCTTTATATAAAATGACTATAACTATAGATTCTGCTGAAAGTTTAGTAAATGCAGGAATAGTAAAAAATGGAACTGTTCAAAGTTTTGAAAATTCATTTGGAATAACTTCAGTAGGGACACATACAGTATATTTTACAAATAGCACTTCTAACTTATTGATTTATTCAAATGGTGTAACCACAACAATTAGCAATATTTCAGTAAAAAAAATAACCTCAAATACAGGATTAGTAACAGGAGCAACAACTACCACATCAGTATATGGTGGTAATGCACCGATCTTACCTCGTGCAGTTGATGTAGCTAAAGAAGGTCAAGCTGATAATATTGGAAATGGTAGTGCAAATTTTGATGGTGATACAGATTATATAGAGTTTGGTACTGATTTATATGATTTTTCAAGTGGTGATTTTACATTAACTGCATGGATATATCACGATGCAACAAATACTAATCATGCAGGAATATTTGGAGTAAGGCTTAATGATGGGAATAGTGCTAATACAGAGGTGCAATTATATGTAAAATTTGATGATGAAAAACTTGGGAGTTGGAATGGTAGTGGCAATGCTCTTAGTAATTCAGCTATACCAGATAAAGAATGGACTCATGTAGCTTTAGTACAATCTGGAAGTAATAAAAAGTTTTATATAAATGGTATATTAGATAATACTGTATCTCAAGGAAATGGAAATCAAACAAGCACAGCCACATTTAAAATAGGTTGGACAGGAAGTGCTATTGCAGAAAATTTTTTAGGCAATATATCTCAAGCAGGGATATGGGCAGGAGAGCTTTCGCAATCTAAGATACAATCTGTTTTTGAATCTACATCATATTCAAAAATCCCTGCTGATGTAAAAAGTACATTAGGTTCAGAAACATTAACACATGATTTTAGTGATGGCACAGGTGTAACAGTTCCAAGTTCTTTATCAGTAGCATCTGGCAAGACTACATTTAATGGGGAAATGGTTATTAATGGTGGTGATGTATCAAGTGATTATTATTCTATAGCAGATAATGTTACTTGGAATACATCAAAAGTATATAAAATAGTAATAGTATGTTCTGCATATACAAGTGGCTCATTATCTCATCAAGGTGGTTCTGCTTCATTTGGAACTAATTTTGGAATATCATCATCAATAGGTGGTGTAGGTACATTTACTAATTATGCAGTTCCATATCAAGATGGTTCTATTACTCTTCGTTCTCAATCATTTGTAGGTACATTATCAAGCATTAGCATTAAAGAAGTATTTAACGACATCGTTGCGTACTATCCACTTGATGGAGATAGTTCAGATACATCAAGTGGTGTAGGATTTACAAATGATGTAACTACAGGCGAAGTGTTGGGAGCTGAAATATCTGGTGATCCTACTTTTGATAATGCAAGTAATTGGACTATTTCTTTAGGTAATGGTGGCGTAGATGTAAATACTACTACAGCAGGAAAATTAACTGTAGCAAATGCTTTAGATACAAGATTGCAAAAAAGTGGCATATTAACAGTTGGGAAATTGTACAAAGTAACTTTTGTAATAGATAGTTATAGTAGTGGAAGAGTACGAGGTTTATTTGATAATGATATAACTTTTGTACCAACAGGAGCAGGAACTTATACAAGATATTTTGTTGCATCTCAAACTTACTTTCTTATTTCATTTGACCTTAGTGGTGGTGCTAATATGACTATGACAGATATATCTATCAAAGAAGTAACATCAAACACAGGAGTGCTAAAATAATGGCTACGACAATTAATTCTGGATACGCTAACTCTCCTAAATTAACTGCTAACATTGCAGATCATGCAGATGTCTATGGTGGTAGAGCATTAGTATTTGATGGGGTTACTGATTATCTTACTTGTGGTACAGGACTTGGCAATCAGCTTGGAAATGGATATAGTAAAGATACTGGACTAACTGCATCTTTATGGTTTAAAAATGATGGAACTACAGATGGTGGTTTATTTCAAATAGGAAATAATGGAGGAGCAGGAGAGTTTAGTTTTCAAAAAGATAATAATAATGACCTTTATTTTCTTCTTAATGGTAATGGTTGGCATAGAAAAGTATCATTTACAGATACATCAAATTGGCATCATATTGTTTGTATATATGGTTCATCAGAGGCTAATTCAAAAATATATTTAGATGGAGAATCAGTTGGCACAGCAGGAGGTTCATTTCCAAGTACACTTGATTTTAGTGGATTACATACGACTATTGGTAATTATTGGAATTTAGCATACAGATTTAATGGAAAAATAACAGATGTAAAAGTGTTTAACACAGAACTTACAGAGGCACAAGTAACTGAACTTTATAAAAAACCAGAAAACACACCAAGCTCAGTACAGAATAACCTTGTAGCTTGGTATCCTATGATTGAGGGTAATCCAGAAAGTCCACAGAGCATAGTGTATGATTGTAGTGAAAAGAAGTTGGGTAGTTCAGAAATAACAAGTGCAAGTAATACTACATTTTCTGGAGTTACATCTAACGATTGGACAAGTAGTGGAGCTACTAAATCTTTTTCTAATGACCAAATGGTTTTTACAATGGATGGCGATAGTCCTGCCGTTGTTGGTCAATTATCAGCAGGTAATTTTGCAGGTGGTTCTGGAATACCTCAAAAATTTTTAAAAGTAACATTAGATGTAGATAGCACAACAACAGGAAGTTATAGCATAAATAATGCAGGTGGTAGTTGTAGTGCTGATGTCTTTCTTAAAAGTCCATTAACAACAGGTATAAATACTATATATGGAGTATGTGATGGTGCAAGTTCATACTTTAGAATATTTGAAGTAGATGTATCTACAGGAGATAAACTTGTATTAAATAGTTTTGATGTCAAAGAAGTCCTTATGGGCAACCACGCTACTACAAATTTCTTTGGGGATGATTTACAGACAGGAACTTGGAATAATTCTGATTTAGTAGGATTTACAGGAGCATCGGCAGATGGCTTTACAGCAGTAAATACAGATGCAAGTGTAGGTAATGATGATAATGCTTATGGAGATGAAATATCATTTGTAGCAGGCAGGACATATCAAATGAGTTTTACACTTGCTATTAATAGTGGCTCTATAGGTAGTATTTTTGTTGGAGTTACTTCTGGAACAACAGGTAGTGCTGATAGTATTTTATCATATACTTTAATTTCATCAGCAAATAACTACTCATATACATTTACTCCAACATCAACAGTAACACGCAGACCATCATTTAGATTTGTAGTGAATGGTACTTATAATTTTACAATAAGTAATTTTGAAATTAAAGAAGTAGGAATATCGTCATCTGGATTCGAGACAGCTGTAAATGAACCTGTAGTTCCACAAGTACCATTGATGAGATATAATCAGAAGATGTTGTTTGATGGGATTGATGATAAAGTTGATTTAGGTACATCTCTTCCCAGACTTGGTACATCTGATTTTAGTATTTCATTTTGGTTATGTACTTTAACAGCACTTACAGATAAAAGATTGTTTGGTTCAGATAATTCTTCAACTACGCAATGGAGTGTACATGGAGAAGGAACTACTCAATTAAGATGGAATGGGGGATTAACTGCTACATCATCAGCACTTCCTAGCAGTGCAACATTTAATGATGGTAAATTAAGACACATAGTAATTAGTGCTGATAGAAGTGGAAATTTAATTTATTATGTAGATGGAGTTTTATTATCATCACATGATATTTCTTCTGATAGTGCAGTTGATTTAAAATCTATTAGATATATAGGAACTTATGGTGCAGGAACTTCTTCATTTGCACAAATAAATATTTTTGATGATTTCTCTGTATGGAACTATGCTTTATCTGCCACACAAGTCAAAGAACTATTTAACGATGGTGTTGCATACGATGCTACTACACATAGTCAATCTGCAAATCTTATCGGATATTGGCGGAACGATGGTGTTACTACATGGAAAGATAGAAGTACGAATAGTAACAGTGGCACAGTTTCGGGAAGTCCAGATTCTATAACGATCAGAGAAGGACTTAACTCAAACAGAGATGGACTTGGGTTTTATTTTACTAATCCAAGTAGCAATGTGTTAAGGTTAAATGGAAGTAGTGAGTTTATTGCAGTACCACCTACCGATATGGGTTTAAAAGAACAAATAACTATTGAATGTTGGTTAAAGCATAATACAGGAGATTCATCTGGGGAGCAAATTGTAGATCAATATGATTACGCAAATAATCAAAGGTCGTTTAGGTTAATAATAGACTCATCTGAAAAAATACAATTAGATACTAATGATAATGGAAACGCTAATTTTAATAGGTATTTAAGTAATAGTGCTATATCAAGTATAGATAATTGGAGACATTACGCAGTTACATTTAGTAGTGGTAGTGTAATTATGTATGTAGATGGACAGGTACAAGCAAATACTCAAACTACATCGGGTGGTGGTACATCAATATTTAACAATACTACAGATGATTTAAGAATTGGTTCTGCTTGGACAGGTACAGATGCAGGAACAAGTATTTGGAATGGCTTACTTGATGAGTTTAGGATTTACAATCGTGCATTATCAGCATCTGAGATTTCTACTAACTATAAAGCAGGGAAAGGTAGCCATAAAAATTCATAAAGGAAAAATATGATCTATATTATTTTAACAAAAGCAAAATGGGAAGGTAAACTTCCAAGTAAATTAAAAAAAAGTGATAAACTATCTTGGAATGAGTTCACATATAAAGATGTTAGTAAAACAGCAAAAAGAAATGTAGATGCAACTCTACCTACCGATGACAATTTAAAAAGCGAAATAACAGCATTTATGGACACTCATAGTATAGATTATAGTAGTGGAGATACTAAAGCTGAATTACTTGCAAAGATAGATGAGCATATTTTACTAAGTGGTGTACCACAAGTAGAAGAAGAGTATACATACACAGATCAAGAAATAGATACGACTACATTACAAGACCCAACTTGGAAAGAGTCAGCATTTAAGTTAGGCAAGCTTGGTAGTCCAAGATGGAATAATGATAATAGTAAAGTAATAGTTAAGTATGAACTTCCTATACAAGATGGGACATTTGCAGAGCTTGATGGTATTAGTGGTATTACACTATTTAGTAAATCAGAGGCTCTTGAAGAAATGAAAAAAGAAGAATGGAGTTCACCCATTGAATAAAAAATGTGCTTGTATATTTTTTTGCACTTGCAACAATAAGGGAAACAGTCTTGCTGAGTTCGCAGTTACTATGGCTATCATGGCTACTCTTGCAACTACCTCTGCTCCTGCTTTTAGTCGTATCGGTGAGGGAGCTAAAGCTAAACAAACTAAGGCTAATCTGGAAAAAATAGTTAAAGCATCTTCAATGTGGTATAATCAACAGGTAGAAATAAATGGCATGGGTAAATTCCCTTCACAGCCTCATAGAACAGTAGACATAGGTGAGGTCATTGATTACAATAATAATCGCAGAATAGAGGCAAATGAGGTGTTAGAAGGTACTTATGTACCTGTATTTAGTGATACTAGCTTTCTTCATTTATTTGATAATGACACAATTAAATCACCTTATCAAGATGGCAGATATTTATATGCTATTATAGGTGGCTCTGGAACAGGTAATGCGATTGTAAGTCCTATCTTTGTTGTAGTAGATCAAGAAAACCCAGAAGATTTTTATAAATATTACAAGCCATGAACGAAGATTTTAAAGATTACATACAGATAGTTTTATTTTTACTATTTGTATTTGGAATAATGATTTTTGCATCATGTGATAGTGGTTGGAGTGTCGCAGGTTATGAGGTATGAGTGATGAGAAACAAAAAACATACAGGAGTTATGGGGTTACGACAATTAGTGATAATCTCATCGTATCTTTCAATGTTAGGTTTATTATTAACTGCATTATTGCATTCTCTATTTTTGGTTGGACAGTCTTTACTTATGAGCAAAGACTTAGAGAGGTTGAGTCAGCAATTATCGAACATTCACAACGACTTGATGACCTCAAGTCAATACATGATGCTGAGATAGAAGAGATACAAGCATGGTACAAAAAATCTTTAGAAGTGGATTTAAATCCTTTAAATATTTTAAAAAGAAAAAGAAAATAGTATTAACAGAAGATGATTTTAATCATAATTACTTTATGAACAGGGAACTACGGAGAGTTAGATGATTGAAACTTTTGCAGATGCTTATTTACAAATAGGAGCAGTTGGTTTTTGCCTCTGCTTGTTTGGATTTATGATACTAAACCTTATTAAATCACAAAAGGAACAATCAGATGACTTAGAGTCTATTAGAGCAGATTTAAGCCAAATGGCTAGTGAGATTAACAATACAATGAATATCTCTGTCAAGTTAATTGATTCAATCAATTCCTTTAAATCGTCTTTACATGACAAACTAGACAGAAGGCATGAAAAGATGACTGAAACTATAGATGAATTAAGTAATCAAATTAATTATATGCAGGGAAGAATTAACGGAAAGTAATGGATAGTTTAAAAGTATCATTTGCAAGTTTATTTAATTATGGTTTATCACTAGCTGAAGTAAGTCTAATCTTACAATGTTTAGTAGCTGTGATGACCATTATTTATTTAGGATATAAAATAAAAAACATAAGGGAGATATAAATGTTAAAAAAAGTAGTATTAGCTAAAATTATTGATAAAGCTAAAGATCATATTGTAGAAGAGTACCAAGATGAGTTTATTAGTTATATACAATCAGATGAGTTAAAAGAAGAATTAGCTACAAAGATAAATAAAAAATTAAATCTGCCATTCTTAAACGAATCACAAGAACAGGAATTGCTAGAAAAAATGATTGATTGGCTAACTGATGTATTAGAGGATTTGGCTAAAAAATAATGGCTCGTGATCCCAGATTAAAACGCTTTGGACTTAAAGGATTCAACATTCCTAAAAGAACTCCCAAGCATCCAAAAAAATCGCATATTGTTCTAGCACGATTTAAGGAAGGTGGAAAGTTTAAGACTAAACTTATAAGATTTGGTCAGCAGGGTGTTAAAACAAATCAAACTTCTGCACAACGCAGAGCATTTAAGGCTAGACATCGTAAAAATATAGCTAGAGGTCGCAAAAGTCCTGCATTCTGGTCAAATCTAGTGAAATGGAAACCATCTAAGACTAAGAGAAAATAATGGCAACTAAGCGTACAAAACCAAAATTATGGAAAAGCATTGTAGCTAGAGTCAAAGCAGGTAGCAAGGGAGGTAGAAGAGGTGTCTGGACTGCGAGAAAGGCACAACTTGCCACAGCAAGATATAAAAAAGCAGGTGGAGGTTACAGGGGTAGAAAATCATCTAAAAATTCACTTACTAAGTGGAGTAAGCAGGATTGGGGTTATGTTAGTAAAAGAGATGCTAAAAAACCCAGAGCAAAACGAGGTAGATACCTACCTAAAAAAGTAAGAGAGTCTTTAACTAAAGGACAAAAAGCCTACACGAATCGCAAGAAACGAGAGGCTACCAAAAAGGGAAAGACTAGAGCAAGTTATACTAAACGAGTAGCAAAGAAAGTTAGGAGAGCATAATGCCATCACACTACGGAAAAAAAGCTCATAAGAGCAAAGCAAAGAAAAAGAAAAAATCAATGTTTAAATTTGGTAAAAAAAGAAAGAAAAAGTAATGCCTAGATTTGGTAAAAGATCAAAGCAAAGAATGGTTGGTATTGATCCTAGATTAAGAGAGGTCTTAGATAGACTTATTGAAATTATGGATGTAACTATCATTGAGGGTATAAGATCACCAGAGAGGCAAGAAGAACTACTAAAAAAAGGTGCTACAAAAACAAAATACTCTAAACATCTTGAAGGTAAAGCTGTAGATGTAGCACCTTATCCAATAGATTGGAATGATAGAGAAAGATTTCATTATATGGGTGGGATGATTAGGGGAATAGCAAAACAATTAGGTTATTATGTTAGGTGGGGTGGAGATTGGGATTCTGATGGCGAAATTAAGGATAATAGTTTTGATGATCTTGTGCATATAGAGATTTTAGGATAGTTGTTTAGTTATTGCATAAAAATAGATAGGATTTGTGCTTTCGCAACTAAAGAAAAAGATTTTGATTTTTGTGGATTAGCAACAAATGAGAATAGAATACAGTTTATGACTAAGTGTCCTAAAAAACCTAAAAAAAGGTAGGGTAGGAGATAGTTTTTTGAAAAAAGCAATAGTAATACCAGATCAACACTTTCCAATACATGATCAAAGTGCTGTAAATGTGGTTCTACAAGCCTTAGAGTTTATTAAACCAGATATATTTATAAACTTAGGTGATGTGGGAGAGTGGGAGACTGTTTCAGCATGGAGATACAAAGGTAAGAAATTACCACCTCTGGAATATCAACTACCTTTAATTGATGAGGAGATAAAACAAGTCAATGAAGGTATAGATCAATTTGATGCTGTACTTGATAAAATAGGGTGCGTAGAACGCTATATTTGTGCAGGAAATCACGATGAGTGGCTTACCTATGGATTTGTTGAAAAGTATCCATATATGAAGGATTACACCTTTAGAAAAGCGTGTAGATGGGATGAGAGAGGTTATAAATACTTAAGTTACAATCAACCTTTAAAATTAGGAAAAGTAAATTTTATACATGGAGCATACGCTACTACATACCATGCAAAGAAACATCTGGAGGCTTATGGAGCTAATATCATCTATGGGCATACCCATGATATACAACGCCACTCGCTTACTAAATTGGATTCTGGAACGATTGGAGCGTGGTCTATGGGTTGTTTAAAGGATATGAGTGCAGAAAAGAATAAATGGTTAAGGGGTAGGCTACATAATTGGAATCATGCTTTTGGTATTGTTACTTGGTTTGATAAGCCTAGAGGAAACTTTCAAGTTGAGACAATAGAAATAGTAAAAGGACAGGCAACTGTGTGGGGAGAGGTAATAAATGGATAAGAATACAAAATTTATGCAAGTATTTAACGGAGAGATAGAACTTATGAACACTTTTGAGAGTTTAAATAAGTGTATAGAGCTATCTAAACGAATAACATTAACAGATTTAATATCACCAAGTTCTAAAACGACAGGTGAAGTTGCTGAACTTATATATAGGTTACAGAACTTAGTAGAGTTTGAGGTTTTAGACTTTAACCATAATGAGGCTTAAATGAGTACATACGAGGCATCATATTGTTCACAATCAGATGTAAAACAAATTTTACCAGAACTAGGTAAGTTTAGTCAAAGATCAATATTAGCTCCTAATTGGGTAGCATCTGGGGTAACTCATTTGTTTTATCTATATTCAGCAGGTGGTAGTGGATTTAGCGTATTATTTAAAGATGGTAAAGATTTAGGTGCAGAACAAAGTGGACAACCTTCATCAGACGATCAATGGAGATATGTAGAGGCTGATGGCAGATTAGAATATTATATAGGTGGTGGGAGTGCCAATACACTTAATGGTAGTGTATGGGAGTTTGGTGAGGATCAAGATGCTAACCTTACTAAAAACATAGCTAGAGCATCTGATTTTGTTAGGAGCATGGCAGGAATATCAATCTATCCACGCAAAGGTGAGGGATATTCTTCAAAAACAGGCAATGATTACCCAGAACTAATTGTAAGATGTACAGCGTATGTATGTGCTAGTTTTATTACAGAAAGCTACGATGAGGAACTATCTAATAGATTGATGGCTAAAGTAACAAATGAGGAAAATACAGGGTTTTTAGATAGGTTAAGAAGTGGTGAGGTAACAATTAGCCAACAGGAATCACTTGATAAAAATAAAGGTATTGTTAGAAGAGTTAGTGTAGGTAATAGTACATCAGATATTGTGGATGTTCGTGGCAGACCTACAGTAAGATGGGATTTAATCCAGATAAAAATAACTAGCTCAAATGCAACACTTACTAGAGGATCAACATCATCTATTACTTATACTACTAAAGGTTCAAATGAGGATGGTTTGCAGGTAGAAGAAATGGTAAAAGATGAAACTGTTACAGGTGGTTGGGATTATGTTGGTAGAGGGATGTATGTAAGATGGTCAGCAGGATTATTAGAGCAAAACTCAACATGGGAAATGGAAGTATCTGGTGAGATAGGAGATGCTGATACCCCTGTAAAAATGGCTAACCTTTACATAGTATGATAGATTATTCTAATAAGATATTTGAAGTAATAGACTCTGTTCATCACATTGTGGCTAAAGAGATGTCTATACCCATTTTTATGGATTCGCATCAAGGCAATCATAGTATCTTGATACAGCCTATTAGTGATAATCTATTAGAAGTATTAAGTAAAGGTCAGACTAGAACTTATACCATACTTATATCATACGAATTAAATACAGGTGGTAATTACACCGAAAACATTTTTAAACAGGTGGCAAATGTAGCAGAACATATTAAACGCTTGTTTGCACCAGATAACAATGCTAATAATAATACTACTTGGCATGGTGGTGAAGTTGAATCAGTCGAATATGAAAGAGATGAAGAAGATGAAAGCAAAGTAAGAGCATTATTAACATTTAACTGTACAAACTTAGAGGCTTTATAATGAAATATATTAAAACAGATAAGTTCTACGAATTAAACGCAATGAACAACTTTCAAGGGTTAGGGCAGGATAATTTTCAAGCCTTTGAAAGAGGTGAAGAGGTTGAATTAGATGATGCTCCAAAAGAGTTAATTAGTGGAAAATATATCGAAGAAGTGAAAGGTAAAAAATAATGGCAACATATTCTGGAAAACAATTTGAGGCATACATTGGTTTACAAACAGCTAATTTAGGTGAACCAACTGTACCATCATTATTATATAAAATGAGATTAGCACAAGTTAATGATATTGACTTTAGTGCAGGTGTTCAATTAACTCCTGTAGAAAGAACAGGACAAAGGGTACTAAGACCTACAGATCATATTGCTGTAAGAGGTGGAGGTACATACACATGGTCATTTAGTGATTATATAGTAGAAAATGAAAATTTACTACAGTTACTACTGCAACTAGTTACAGAAGATACAAGTGTAGAAGTAACTGCATCTATAGCAGGTAATATAGGAACTGTAGCCTATGATCAAGGTGCGAATACTGGAGAGTATGCTTGTGTTGTAATAAGTAGTCCAGATTCTGATAAAGATAGAACGATGCACTCAGCTATATTACAGGAATTAACTTTTTCAATGAATCCTACAGCTAATGGTGGAAGATTAACAGCAAGTGGTACATTTTTTTCTGGTTATAGACCTGTAATTGGTTCTCAAGGAACATCTCCAAATGCTACAACAGTAGATTATACAAAAGGTTTTTTTGATTGCTTAACTAAACAATCTTTAGCAACTGCTGATGTACTAATGAACTCTTTTGATGTAACTATATCTAATCCTGCAACTAGAGTAGGTTTTAAATCTGTAAATAGTAACGCAGGAGAACCAGAGTCATACAATAGAGGTGGTCAAATAAATGTAACAGGAAATGTTTCTGTTAAAATGGATGATAATTCAGTTGCAATGGTTGATAACTTTTTAGGTGGTACAAGTTCAGCAATATATTTAGCTGATCATGCTACAACACCTGCTGAAATAGGTTTTAATATACCTAGAGCAAAGTTTACAGGGCATGAATTAGATACAGCTAATGAAAACGCTGTATTTATAAATTTACCATTTCAAGCTACAGCAGATGGCTCTAGTCAGAACTTAATTGAAATAACAGCACACAACGACTAATAATAGGGGGAGGAAATGAAAATAGAAGTTGATGGTCATATCATACAAATAAAACCTATATCTTATGTGGATAGATTAGGATTACAGGGAGAGTTTGCTGATGTATATGTTAATGGTACAGATAATGTTTCACAAAAGAAATTTAATTTACTATTAGGTCATACAGCAGAGATTGCTTTTAATAACCCAGATGATTCACTTAAAGAATATCCTTATGAGGTGCAGTTAAAGATACTTACCAATATTATGAGTGAGTATTTAGGTTTATCTGATAACCAAAAAAAATCCGATGGGGTTTAAGTTATGCTGTGTGGTATTGGTTTTTACAGCCAGATGCACACGAACAATTAATCCTCCCCTACTCATGCTTAAACCCCATCACAAATGAACAAAGGGATTTTGAAACTTTAGATGATATTTGGCAGGTTATAATAGATGTTGCTAATGAACATGATAAAAAAAGAACTATTGGGCAGGAGTTATATTACTTACTACCTCTTTTTGCAAATCCTAAATATATATTGGATGAACATCATTTTAGCCTTATCAATGAATATCACTATGTTAAAGACTATAATATTCCACTTGGAAAATCACTTAATGAAACTGATGCACTCAAATTGGATTACTTTACAATTATTAAAAATGAACTCGCATCAGTAATACAACATAAACAGGAAAAAGATGGCAGATCAAAAAGTTAATATAAAAGTAACAGCACAAGGTGCTAAAAAAACACAGAATGAGTTAAAAGGTGTTGAAGGTGCTATTAGTAAAATGGGTAAAGCTGTTGGAATTGCATCTACTGCTTATTTTGGTGCTACAGGGTTAATTAATGGTTTTAGTACAGCAATAGAATTAGCAGGTAGGCAGGAACAAGCTGAAAGAGCATTAGAGGTAGCTTTAGGTAGGACATCACAATCATTACTTAATCAAGCATCAGCTTTACAAAGAGTAACTACATTTGGTGATGAGGCTATTATATCACAACAGGCATTTTTAGCATCATTAGACTTTACTGAAACACAAATAAAAGATATTATAAATGCCTCTGTTGATTTATCTGAGGCTACAGGTATCAGTTTAGAATCAGCAGTAAGAAATACAGCCAAAACATTCTCTGGATTATCTGGTGAGCTTGGTGAATTAATACCACAGCTTAGAGACTTAACTACTGAAGAAATGAAAGCAGGAGAGGCTGTTAAAGTAATGGCTAATTTGTTTGGTGGTACTGCTGTAGCACAGGCTGAGACACTTACAGGAAAAATAGAACAGATGAAAAATGCTGTGAGTGATGCAGGTGAGGCTATAGGTGGTTTACTTTCTCCTGTAGTGATTAAAGTTGCTAGTGGAATTGCTACACTTGCAGATGGTACAGGTAGTCTTATAAACAAAATAAAAGATTTAGCAGATGGAAATTCATTAGTGGGAAAAGAATTTGAATTAATGAATATGAATGTAGAACAATTTAAAATGGAAATAGCTGATCTAAGTCATAGAGAATTAAATGCACTAAGAAAAGAATTTAAGGAAACAGGTGATGGTATTAAATTAATGAATCAAGAAACTACCGATCAAAATCTTAAATTTGAAGCTTTGGTAGAAAGAATGAAATTTCTAGGTATAATTAGATCAGAAATTTCAGATGATGAATTTAGTAAATCATTACTAAATGATATATTAGCAACTGATAAATTAGCTCAATCAACAAAAAATAGAATTAAGTTTGAAAGTGATCTAGCATTAGCAAAAGAAGCTCAAGTGATAGCAGATTTAAAAAATAGTGCTTTAAGTGAACAATCAGCACTTTCTGCAATGAAAACAGCAGTTAGAGCAGAAACAATGGAAGCTATTGCAGGTTATATAGCTAGTGTATTAAAAAATGTTCCGTTTCCATTTAATATAGGTTTAGCATCAGCAGGTGGTGCTATAGTTGGTGGAATTATGGACACAGCTTTGGGAGCAGTAAAAGCAGAAACAGGATTTGAGGGTGTTGTTACTAAACCTACTTTATTTTTAACAGGTGAAAATAATAAACCAGAACAAGTATCTGTAACACCTTTAGGTGGTGAATCAGCATCTGGAATTACAGTAAATATATCAGCACCACTTGTAGATGAAACAGTAGTAGAGTCAATTATTCCTGCAATAGAACGAGCTAAGAAGATGAATCTAGCATGAGCTTAACTTTACCATCAGCATTTACCACTAAAACATATATAAAGGAAAATTGGCTATTTCAGCTATATTATGATGGTGGTAGTAGCTTTTTAGGTTTATCGTTTTATGATACAACTGTATCTAGCAACTTTTATCATGGTTCTATAATGAATAAACCAAATATAAGAGAATCAATCAGCCTAGAAGATTCCACAGCTAAAACATCTAATGTATCTTTAAGTATTGCAAACTTTGAATATAATAATGATGATCTATCAGCAGAGTTATTTGGTGGCACAAGAAAATATATAAATAGAGATGTAAAGATTTACATTCAGCCAGATGATGATAATACTCTTTCTAATTGTTTACTTGTATATACAGGTAGGCTTACAGATGTATCACATAAAGCAGATAAAGTAAATATTAATATTGTAGCTAAAAGAGTATGGGATAATATTACTGTCCCAACTGATAAAACTACAGATAATGGTATTTATGTTCCTATTAGTTATGGTAATTATACAGAGAATCCTGCATCTACATTTGCATCACCTCAGTTTGAATCAGCTTTAACATCTAAGGCTTATAGACCTGTGCCATTTAATAAGATGGATAAAAAAAAGGCATTATATGTTGATGGTGTTTCTACTACTTCATCTGGAGAGTTGGCTGTATATGAAAAGGGTGTAGATGTTTTTGTGCCTTTAGCAAATGCAGAGGCTAATAATGGCTCATCTGTTGATGGTGCTTTCCATGATAAAACTGATTTATTACAAGTTAGAGCATTTCAACAAAGAGCAGATTCTATAGAGCTTGTAGGTACAACAGGAAGTACAATAACAGTAGCAAATGAAGATAGAGCAATAAATACAAATAATTCAGATTACGCATCATATTCTGTTTCATTTATAGCAGAATCAACAAGTGCAACAAGAACAGTTGATTTAGGCTTTGGTGTGGCAAGTGGTAAATCAGATAGAAATTATATTACCTTAAAAGATGCAAGTGGCGATATAGTTTTATTAAATGAAGATTTGGATAGTTCTGAAACAGGTGTAAATATAGATGATGATGAAGATATACTTGTAAATCATGTCATAAAAGTAGATGATGAGGAAATGGCTGTTACAGGTGTATCATCTAATACATTGACAGTTAGAAGGGGATTTGGTAGTAAAAAAGAATCACATGATAATGATGAGATAGTTTACTATGACCAAACTTTAAACGCAGTAGCTATAAAATATCAGATAGTTTTTAGTGTTAATAGTGGAAACAATACTATTCAAATAGAAACTAAAACAGATGGAGATAATTTATTACTTACAAAAACAAGTGATGTATCTGCAAATACATTAATTAGAAATATTACAAATGGTACAGATAGCATAAGGTTAAAAGTAAGATTTTCAGCTAGTGAAAGTGGTGGATCACCACCTACATTAGTAGCAGAGGTTAGAATATATGATGTGTATTTAATTACTCAAAGAGTATCAGAAACTCCAGAAGATATTTTATATGTAGCCAATGATGGATTAACAGATAATGGTTGGAATAGTAATAGTGCTATTACAGAGATACATGAGGCACATCGTGATTTATTACATAGGCATACATCATATACTAATTCAAACACTCCAACAAATTGGAGTAGTGGACTAAATATAAATAGTGTAAGAGATTGGCAGATAAGATATTGGATGCTTGAACCTATGCCATTAATTGAAGTTTTAGAAAAGCTACAATTTGAAGGGGGTTTTATTGCACGATTTAACGGACAAAATGAGTTTATTTATATATTTATTCCAGATTCACCTAGTGCAGATTTTACACTTACTAAAGATGATATAGCAGATATTGATCTATCTGTTACACCATTCTCTAATATTATATCTAAAATGGAAATAGAATACGAAAAGCATCCTGCTGAAAATAGATATATAAGTAGTGTTACAGCTACAAACTCATCAACTAGAACAGATTACAATATAGCTAGTGCTGAAAATATTAAAAAGGTTGAGCTAGATGCTAATGTATCACAGCCATCTTCAGCACCTGCAAACGCATCAGATAAAAATGATGATTTTTATAGATATTATGACCATATACTTGGAACACCTAAAATAATCGTAGATACAATGGTAATTAATCCTGCTTATATGGGTATAGATGTGGGAGATATACTTGCCTTTGATACTATGAATATTGATCCGTTTGGTGAGTCTTGGAGTGGAAAGTTCTTTATGGTGGTATCTACTCAAAGATCAGTAGGTACTTTAAAAATTACAGCTAGGGAGATTTAAATGGCTAAAAAGTTTTATTATGATTCAATGGGATTAAATGATCTAACAGCATCTGGTGCTATTAAAGCAGGTACTTTTAATCCTAGTACAAATGTATTTTCACCTTCTGATAGTGCCATTACTGATGAGCATGTTATAAAAGACCAATCTTTATCAAAAGCAGTTACAAGTTTTGACGATGAAGATATGATTAGAATAGATTTTACTACATCAAAAACTGCCTCAGCTATAGCAAGATATAATAATTCTGGAAGTACAGAATCTAATGATATGTTAGTTTACAGGAGTAGTGATCCAACTGATGTTACATCAAATGGTGGCTCAATTAGTATTACATTAGATGAAATGGTTGCAGGGTGGGATGTAGATGAATTTACAGAAGTAAGTGAAAGATATTGGTTTTTAAGAAGTGAAGATGGGCAGTTTAGTGGATTATCTGAAGTAATACTTGGTGTACCTTTAACATTTGAAAATGAACCAGATATAGGTATAGCTACACAGGAAATCTTTGCTACAGACCTAAATACATCGCTTGGTGGGGTAGAATACGCTAATAAAAGACATGATCCTAAAACCACATTTCAACTAAACTTTAGTAATATATCAGAAACATTTAAAAACAATCTGGTCAGTTTTGAGCAGGATGTAACCAACTTTAAAAAATTCGTGTACTATGATGATTCAAGTTATCATTATGTACGCTTAGACTCACCTATAAAATTTACAGAAGTAGCATTTCAACGATTTAGTGCATCTCTAAAATTACGAGAGCAACTCAGTTAATATATCACGCTACCAATAACCCATGATGTAACGAATCCTGTCTATCGCTACATTGTGGGTTATTTTTTTTGTTGCATCTAATTATTAGTATTATTATTATTGTTATAGATGAATACTAAAATAAATAATAATTTGAATATCACCGAGGGTTCTTTTGGCTATCCAAGCCTACAGTATTCATCTCCCTCGGTGGTTTCAGAGAAAGATGAATACAAAATGAATATTACAAAAAACCCAAAAGATGTAAAAGTTGGAAACATTATAAAAACTTGGCTAGGAAGATTAATTGTTAGTGAGATAAAAGTTATCCAAATGAAGAATGGTAAAAACAAATATAATATTAATGGTACAGTTATAGGCATAAAAGGTAGAGATGATGAGTATTATGGTGTTACAATGTATGAGACTTCAAAAGTAACTATTTATGAAGGGGGTAAGTAGGATGATAAATGAAATAAAAAATCAAATAGAAATATTATTATCTCTTTTAGGTGATCAAGATTCTGAAAAAAAAGAAAATGGAATCTATGAATCTATACACTCTTTAATTGATTTAATACAAATCAAAAGCGATAAAGATGAATATGATTATGTTATGACTGTTTTAAACAAATTAACAAACTCAAGGGGGTAAGTAGGATGGATAAAAGAAGTTGTACTGAATGTTTATCTGTATTGCCTATTACTGATTTTCCTAAATCTGGTGGTGGTGGTAGAGGTGGAGTTGATGCTAACGGAAATCCATATCGTAGGCATCAATGTAAGCCATGTCATTGGGAAAGAAAGAAAAAGCTACCTAGTGGAAGGCATGGTAAGGCAAAACTATTAAGAGAATATAAAGAAAAATGCTCTTGTTCTGTTTGTGGATATTCTAAAGAATCAAGAGGTAAAAAGTTTAGTACATGGGTATTAAACTTTCACCATCATAATTCTAATAAGTTTGCTAATGTTGGTAATATGATCAAGAGATATGGTTGGAAAAGAATACTTAAAGAAATAAATAAATGTATTGTGATATGTTTTAACTGCCACATGGAATTACATGGTCATGCAGTACATGAAATCGAGGTATAATAAATGATTAAATACATACTGAATCTATTTACTAGTGATAGGTTAGCAGATAGTGATGACCGAAATGCAGTCATCGAGTGTTCTAGCAGAGCCTTTGCATTCGATAAAACTAAAAGTGGCTATCAAAAGGTATGTGATGAGAGAGTTGGGGGTGTTTTTTCCTTCTTGTTGCCAGAGGACTCCGCAAAGTATTCTGGTATTGCTCTCAACTCTCTCGGTGATTTAATTAAATCAAGATTAGGTGTAATAAGATTTTTAGCATCTGGTGAAATGGGTGATTTAGATAGAATCCAGATAATGCAGTTATTTGATGAAATAGATAACCAAGTAGAGGAACTTGAATATGAGATTGATCAACACACACAAAGAGCTTATAGAACAAGCAAACAAATCAGACAAAGCAATAATGTGCAACAACGAGCAGTATATGATGATTATGAAATCATTAAAAAAAGTGATTAAGATGATTAAGGCAGATGTAGTTATTGATAATAGTATTGATGTAAATGTTTTATCTGAGTTAGTAAATGACATTGAAAAAGATAATAATATACCTACATTAGAAGAGTGTGAAATATGCGAACTATAAACATTAGAAGTATTATGTGGGGTAAATATCCTTTTAAAGCTATATCTGTAGCTGATAGAAAAATAGCAGGATTGGATAGATTTAAGTTAGTGATTGAAGATAAGAATTATGGTGGCACTTATTTAGTTAAAACAAAAAACCTTACTAAATGCGATGATTTTAAGTATGGGAAGGGTTGGGTTATAGATGTAGAAGATTACAGCGTTTTAGAGCCATTTACAGAGCCTAAAGAGCATGATAAGATGAATATAAAAGATGCAGTAAGTAATGTGATCCAAAAAAAATCATCAGAAGATATAGAAGATTTTAAAAATTTATTAAAAGAATGTATGGAGCAGTTAGATAGTGCAAAGTAAAGAAGTAATTAAAAATGTACCTCATGGCTTTTTATTTCATGCAGAAATTATTTATGAAACAGAAAATAGTTTTGCTTTTACAAATGCTATGGGCAACACTATGAAAGAATTATTAGATAGCATTAAAGACAGGTTTAAACAATATGGAGATAGACAGCCTCAACTATCAGAGGTTTTATTTGAACCTAATGGTGAAAAAATTGATGTAACATATACAGTAAGAACTTTTTTAAATAAGGAATATTATTATGGCAAATTTTATTAATGACCTATTTAATTATTTGATGTATTGGGTACAACGCATAGCACCATACTTTATATGTTTTTGGTTGGGTTTTGTATTTAACCAATTATTAAGACTTTAATTAACAAAAGTAGGAGAGAAATATGGCTTTTCAAATAAAGAAAGACCTTCATTTAAACACAGGTATTTATCTAAAGTTGTTAGATGATCCAATGAATGCCAAAACAGAAGAGGATAATTTTGGCAACACTAAGTATACCTTACCGATTGAAATGGCAGGACATGATATTCAAGATGGTTCTGGTGTTAAATGGTTTAAGAATGCTTTAGGACAATGGATAGAGCTTAAACTAGGTAAACAAACTGATTTTGAGTTTAGTGGTGCATTATATAAAAAGTTGGTAGGTAATAGCTCTGGTAGCACAGTTCAGATAATGCTTAAAGAGATGGAGGGTAAGAATGGTAAGTATGCAGGATGGAATGTAATGCCTATGAGTAGTGGTAGCACAGAATCATCAAATAAGCCTCAAAAAGCAGTCTCTAATGGCAGTTTAGGTATTACATGGGGTATGTGTGTGAAAGAGGCTACTAGTATAGTAATTGCTAAAGGTACTCCAAATGAGAATATATTTGAGCACATTGAATATTTTACCAAAGGCTTAATGGATATAGCTGTTAATGGACTTGTAAGGTGGGAGCAAGAACAGCATGAAAAAGATCAAAATAGCAGTCCTAATGAGGTTGAAGAAAAACCAGAGGATGAACTACCCTTTTAATGAAAAAAGAACTCATTCAAAAATTAGATGATGCTTGGTCTGATAGGATTAGGCAATATGGCAGGTGTGAAGTATGTGGAAAGACTAGTAGGTTAAATGCACACCACTTTTATTCTAGGTCAATTAGAGTATTAAGGTGGGATATAGATAATGGATTTTGTCTATGTGTGGGGTGTCATGTATTTAGTCCTAATTTTTCTGCACACAAAACACCTGCTGAGTTCTTTGAGTGGGCAGTAGAGAAAAGAGGTAGAGAGTGGTATGATGATCTTAAAATTAAAAAAAATACAATAAAAAAAATTATAGATGCAGATTTTGATTTAATAATGGGGAGTTTATTAGGTGAGTAATGGTTGGATAAAACTATATGAATAATTATAGTGTAATATCAATAAAATCTAATGAGACTTATGATTGGATATTAAATAAACATTATTTAAAAAGATTACCATCAATTAGTTATAGTTTTGGATTATATCATAAAAATGAATTAGTTGGTGTTTGCACTTTTGGAAATGCTATTACAAATGTTATGAAAATTTCAATTTGTGGTAAAAAATATATGAACTATGTCTATGAATTAAATAGACTTTGTACAAATGATGATCTTCATAAAAATGCAAATAGTTATTTTTTAGGTAGAATTTTTAGATTATTACCTAAACCATTAATTATAGTTAGTTATGCAGATAAATCTATAGGTCATAATGGTTATGTTTATCAAGCTACAAATTTTATGTTTACAGGAAAAACTCATACTCAATTAGATTGGAAGTTAAAAGGATCAGAAAATATTCATAATAGAACTTTAATAGATGAATTTGTAAATCAAAAAAATAGAGTCAAAAAACTAAAAGAAAAATATGGTGATAGGTTATATCAGATAAAAAGAGAACCTAAATATCGTTATATTAAATTTTTAGGTAGTAAAAAACAAATTAAAATATTTAATAAAAACAAAAGGTTTAAATGCTTAGATTATCCTAAAGGTAAAAATATAAAATATGATGCTAGTTTTAAACCAAAAACACAAATTGATATGTTTATAAAATGAGCAATGGTTGGATAAAACTGCATCGTAAGATACAAGATAACCCTATCTGGGATAAACCAGAGCAGTTAAAAGCATGGCTTGATTTATTATTAATGGCTACACATAAAGAGCGTACAAAGTTTATAAAAGGTGAAGAAGTCATATTACAACAAGGTGAAATAGATGCCTCATTTAGATACTTATCTAAGCGTTGGAATTGGAGTATAGGTAAGGTTCAAAGGTTTATAAACCTGTTAAAAAAGTGTTCAATGATTGAAGTAAAAACGGATACAGGTCAAAATGTCGTAAGTATTTGTAATTACGCAACTTACCAGATTCAAGAAAATCAAAACGATACACTAACGAGTACAGCACCGATACAGAAACGATACAAAAACAAGAATGATAAGAAAGAAAGAAATAATATATATGCTCAAGAGTTTGAAAAGCTTTGGTTATTAGTACCTAAGAAAGTAAGTAAAAAGAAAGCCTATCAAAAGTACATACTTGCTGTTAAAAAGAAAGACCATGATAAGATTTACACAGCTTTTAAAAACCAAGTTGATAATAATTGGAAGGATACTGATCCAAAGTTTACACCTGCCTTAGATGTGTGGTTAAATAATGAAAGATGGGATGATGCTGTGATTAAACCTATAGTACAGACTATTAATAAAAAGAAACAATTTAGATTACTGCCATCTGGTATGTATAAGGGGTACTGTGCAAAATGTGCTGATGCTATGTATTTGAAAGCAGATGAGTTTTATAAAAGCAGTCCTTGCTGTGGGGTTGAATTTGTACCAGAACAGCCAAAAGTTTACAAGGGTAAGGATTACACAGAAGAAACACTTAATTCAATAATGGGGGGATAATATGAGCGTATTTGATTATTATTTTGATAAAACACAGAATGTAACTACTAACAAAGGTAAAAAATCACCTATAAAGGCAGATAATAAATTATTCTTATGTCCTACTTGTAGAAATGTTTGGGAATATAAAAAAAACTCAAATGGATCAAGAAAAATATTAAGATATAACCATTTACCTAGATATGGAAAAACTAAAATAGTTTGTGAGTCTTGTAAATGATTATTATAAACTTATATGAAATAATTATTAATATATTAGCATTAGCTACAGCTTTGGTTTTAATACCTTTGGGATTATTACTATGGTTTTTTATTGGAACATTTATTTATAACTTAATATGGGATTATTATGAACAAAGAGATTAAAGAAATACTAAAAGAAGTAAGTAAACTTTTATCTGAGCAAGGTCATTTTAAACTAATAGATTTAGAAAGAGTTAGAAAGCTAAACTCTAAAATAAAAGAATTGGTGTAAAAACCAATAGTCTTTTCGATAAAGTTTTTTAAAAAAGATTTTAAAGGAAGAGGCTGATAAACGAATCTAGTGGGTAGGTTGGCGTTTACCCACTAGTTTACCCTAACCACATACCAGAGGTAAACATGAACAAAATAGAACCATGCGAAATGTGTGGCAGATACGATGGAGATCATAAAGAAAGATGGGATATTAAAGAATTAGAGAATAATAAAATAAATCTCTTATTAGCAGGTATCTTATTCGCACAAGAGGCTACACATAGGCAAATAGAACTATTTATGGCTAAATACTACATAGGTCGGGAATCTTATGATGATATAGGTAGAGATTTTCAGATAAGTAAACAATCTGTAGCCAAAACAATAGATAGATCATGCGATATATTAACCAACATTATTAATAGATTAAGTGGTTGACGAATTTGATGCTTTTTTGACCTTTTAGGTTGACATTTAAAAACTTTTTTTATTTTTTTAACTCTAACAATATTAGAGTTTATATATTTTACCCCTTTATTTTACCCCCTAAATAGTGCAAAATTGGTTGACTTTTACTACTATTTATAGAGGCTTAATCGTGCCTCACTCGTTACGGAGTAATGATTATAAGACCAAGATGGTTGTTTAACGATAGACAGGAAACGATGTAAGTTGTAGCTACAGCTTTTTATATATGGAAGATAAGGGAGTATCACTTAATGTTGAGTTGGTTGGGATCAAGAATCTTAAAACTACTCATAATTGGAGATTAGAATTTGATGTATTTGAAGTTGAATCTAATAAAGTAAAGGATTTGATGGATATGTTAAATAAAACATTAGCAATGGGATTAATCACACATGACTAAAGAAATGGGGGTTAAAAGGGGGACTAATGGTCAATTTGTTAAGGGTAATAGCATAGGTAAAGACACTAGATTTAAAAAAGGCGATGTACCTAATCCAAATGGTAGAAGGGGAGCATTAGCTGATATTATCAATTCTTATGGTGATGAATTGCAAGAGGATGGTGTTACCAATAGGGAAAAGATGATACACAAAGCATTTCAAATGGCTCATAGGGGAAGTATCTCAGCTATGCACTACTTATCTGATAGAGGGGAAGGAAAAGTTAAGGAAATCCAAGAAATCACACATAAGGATTCTCTTATCATTGAGTGAGCCAATTCAAAATACAAAGAAAGAATTTTCTCCCACATCAATCGCAATGGTGGGATTTACAAACATTTTACAAGGTTCTCATAGGTGGCTACGGAAGTGGAAAGACCTACATTGGAGCTTTAAGATCAATATATCTGAGCTATTTGAATCGACCACATGCAGGGATGTATGTGAGTCCTTCACATGGACTTTCACAGAGAACCATAGTAGTAACATTAAAAGATATTTTTAATCGAAGTGCCATAAACTATACATATAACCAGATGAAAGGCGAGTTTCTCATACATAATTGGGAAGGTCGTATATGGTTAGGCTCTGGTGATAAACCAGATAGTCTTAAAGGCTCTAACTTAGCTTGGGCAGGAATTGATGAACCATTTATACAAAAAAAGGAAGTATTTGACCAGATGATTGCAAGGGTAAGACATCCAGAGGCAAATCACTTAGAGATATTCTTAACAGGTACTCCAGAGCAACTTAATTGGGGTTATGAGTTAAGTAATCGTACTGATCTTGATATTGGTATTGTATATGGTTCTACATTAGATAACCTGCACTTACCAGAAGAATATAAACAAAACTTACTATCAGCTTATTCAGATGATGAGATAAAAGCCTATGTACATGGGCAGTTTATTAATCTAACACAAGGTAGAGTGTATAAAGACTTTGATAGAACTAAACATATTGTTAAGAGAACTGATTTAAACCATTTACCTGTAGTTATATGCCAAGACTATAATGTTGATTATGCTAGTGCATTAGCTGTTAGAATGGGTAATGGTTGGGTTCATGTATTTAAAGAGTATCGCATGAATAATGCTAACACTTATGATATGGCTGAGTTAATAAAGAAAGACTTTCCTAATGTAACTGTAATATCAGATGCTAGTGGTAATGCTCGTAAGAGTTCAGCAGTATCTTCTGATCACGACATTATGAGGTCATACGGATTTAATCTTAAATCACCTAAAAAGAACCCTGCTGTAAGAGATAGAGTAGCTAGTGTAAATAAATTAATAAGAGAAGGTAACTTTAGTGTAGAAGGATGTCCAAATCTAGTAATGGACTTAGAGCAGAATGTTTGGAGGCTTGGAGATATAGATAAGCGTGATCCTAAACAAACA